CCTCTACCATCAGCGCCTTATGGAGTGGCAGGCAGTCAAAGAAATTCTGGCAGACGAAAACATTAAGTTGGACTTTGACGTGCCAACCGACCTGGAACTAGAAGAACTCGCCGCCGCCTGCGCTTTCTACGAAGACGGCGACGATGATGAAGACGAACTTCAGCCGTTCTGAGACAGAAGAAAATTAAACATCAACTAATGAAATTAAACGGTCAAGATACCATTTGCATTTTTTAAGGTCATCAACGCCTCCTTTGTGGCGCCATCTCCATAGGTATTTTACGCAGTTACCACGCAAATAACCTTCGTACTCTTCTGTAGATAGCTGTGCTTCAATGGCTTCTATCGTTTCAATACCGCCGTCCGTGTAGTGGGATGGATGATTTACAACATCCTCACGCACCTCTGGACGCCCCTGGATCGTAAAGACGGGATTATCGTTACTGGCCCAGGGTACTGGGCAGATCCCGTCCTTACAAATACCAAAGTCCAGTACGTCAGGAGATGCGTCAGCCTCTACCGGCGCAAACCACGCCGTTTGAGCGATTCCTCCTTCATCTCTTCGGTCGGACCCTCCAGTTCCAAAACCAAGGCCTTTGGTTTCGGTTGGGCTCCCATCGTTGCTCCCTCCTCCGCCGAGGGTATGTATCCCGTCAAACCCGGACGGCGACCCTCCGCCAATGACAGGTTCAGTCTCTCGTTCCCTTCTTGACATGCCGCTAATCCACGGTTGTACATGTCATATAAGGGTACATCATTTTCTTCGTTTGCGAGAGGTTGGCCGAAGTCTTCTTCTGTAAGACAACGGCACTTCACTTCATCTTGTACGAATGCATCGAGGAACGATGCCGCGTTGTGCATCATATCAAGTACTGGGACTACTTCTTTTACAATAATACTATGGCAAGATTCTTCGATTCCACCTACGATCCAAGGCAGGATTCTGGTAGCTCAGGCTCAGAAATTACTGACCTAAATCCGGAACGTAATTACGACACGGACTTACGTCGTATTGGAGAAGCTGAGCGACCTGATATCGAAGCAATCAACGATGAACAGGGTCGTATCCGCCGGTTCTTTAAGGCTGCTAAAACAGCAAATAAATACCGCCAGAAGGCTTCGATTGATGAGCCCACCCTTCGCGGTGAGACCCCCAGATCAGAAGCCATTATTGGCGGCGTAGAAGTTCCCAGTCTGGGCGATGAATACGGAACGGTAGGCAGCGTCGGTTACGCCAAGAAACCCAAAGCCCAGTCAGGCCGGTTCTACGGCTTCAGCTAGTTCCAGCTATCGCTGAAATCTTCTAGATCCAAAGCATCCTGCATCTGGCCTAACAGTTCTTGGAGCGTGTTTAAAATCCAGTTCACGTTTTCGGTGCGAAAACCAATTAAAGAACCAGCCAGCTCTTCGTTCTTCAGGAAGACCACCTGATCTTCCAGGATCCGCAGGATGTCGATCCGTTGCTCAAGGTTTGTGCGGTCCATGGTCATGCCTTTGAGTAGACGACTTCTTGGGCCTGGTTCTGGTACTTGCCCTTCCGGTCCTGGTACGACACCTCACAAGGAGTGCCACGCAGGAATAGTAGCTGGATGATGCCCTCGTTAGCGTAGATACGGTTGAACTGACCAGTGGCGTTGCTAATCTCCAGGGTCAGGTAGCCCTCCCAACCGGCCTCTGCAGGGGTGATGTTGGCGATGATGCCTGAGCGGGCGTAACTGCTCTTACCCATGGCAATCACGGTCACATCCTGGGGCAGCTTAAGCCGTTCTTCTGCTACTGCCAAACAGTACCCGTAAGGAGGCAAGAGGAAATACTTGCCCTTTTCATCCTCAAGCAAGGCAGATTCCGACAAGATCTTGGGGTTGAAATCCTTAGGATCCGACACGCCCTCTTGGATGCGGCCAAAAATCAAGCATTGCTTGGGTGAAAGGCGGATGTCATATCCGTATGAGCTGAGTCCATAGCTCAAGATACGGCGTCCATCTTCTTCATTGATGAGACGATCATTGAATGGCTCGATCATCCCCTGTTCCAGGGCAAATCTCTTGATTTCGGCGTCGCAAAGGATTCCCATAGATCCCATCAATCGTCTTTAACTATACCGAACTCAATAGATAACGCGGCCAAACTGCTCGTATGTATCAATGAATTTCATGGTTGCCCCTGCGGAATTTGTCTTGGGTTGCAGATATACCACAAAAGAACTGCAGGTCTTGTGTTCACCGATCCCTTCGCTGGTGTACTTGATCAGCCTTGGAACTGTCTTCAAGAAACAGATGGGGAAATCAAAGATCTTTTGTTCGTAACGAATCATGTCAGGACAGTTGGTGAAATAGATTGCCTGCTCTATTTCATCCGCCAGCCACTTCTTGTACAGCTGGCGAAACCACACCGCATGAGATGAAACCAGGGTTGGGGAGGAAGCCCTAGTCATCTTCCATTTATCCAGACGTTTATCAAAGAAGTAGCAGCCGCTGGGCGGGAAAAGATACACGCGCCCAAACCACTGCTGAGAATTCAATCCATCTTGTTGCGGACCAAAAAACTGCCCGGCCTGTACATACTCCTGTGCAATCTTGGAGCTAGCAGGATCAAGGTCAATCCCACCCATCACAATATTGGCGGCCTGAACCAGTTCAGTAGGGGTAATAAGTTCTAGATCTTCACGCCTACCTGTGACGCGCCGTACCGTCATGCTGCGTCCACAACCTTGTTGTAGTCTATTTCCAAATAGCGAATGCCCTGATCATCATTGATGAGATAGCCAGCCTTCTCCTCTGGATCAATCTTTTGTGCTGCTTCCAGAATGCGTCGGAAAGTTTCTACCAGGTCGTGGTTGTTATCGCGTTCAAACGCTTCTTTTGCGCTGTTCAACTCTTCCAGCGTCATGTAAACAATCCCCCGGTCTTGGCCAGGCTGGAAGCACATGACCCCTGGTCCTTCTGTCTGCCAAAACTTAAAGTACAACGACCCCATATCACCAAGAATGAAGTCAACCGTCTGGCTGAGCATCTTGGCTTTGGTTTCGTCAACCTCACCCTGCAGCGCAGCGTGAATCAGCTTCTCTCGACGGTTCATTTTCTATCAACCCCTGGCGAACAAGGGACTCTAGCAGTTTAGGTAGCGGTTTATAGATGACAACTAACTTGCCAAGGTTGCCGCGTTTCTTCACAAGTTTACCGGTTTCGTCACGGAGCTTGTCAAATTCTCCAGACCGAATAAGATATTCAGCCACACATCGCAGACGCCGCTTAAGGGGCAGTTCCGCCTGGGGAAACTTCCCACAGATCGTGTCGGGGTTCATGTCCACAAACGCCAGACGCAACCGATTTGCCAAGGTCATCCCAGAATTGGCGTCTTCTTCTTCGTAATTCCGTACGTTCTCCAGGTAACGGCGCAAGCATCCGTCATCAAAAGATCCAGAAGGCGGCAGAAAATCTTCAACTTGCCGGAACAAAGATTCGGGCAATAGTTGCGAACAGTTCTCAACGGTGACGGCAGGCAAGTCCAATCCCTGGAAACGATTGGGAATCATTCAAGTTTCTCCTGTGTCGTCTGATACTTCCGACCATAGAAATCAGACAGGTCAATCTCTTTGTTTTTGGAAAAGGACATCACCAGTTGGTTCCAGGGAATCCGAATGACTGCCTTCTTCCCTGCATCGGGGGCAATGTTGACGTAATGCAATCCTTCGGTCCAGCCTTTCTCGGGTTGCTTTCGTCCAACAGCAATCCAGTTTCTGATGCTTTGATCAGATACGGACAGACGCCTGGCGCACTCTTCAGTAGATATGTACTCATCCGCAAAAGCCTGCGGATTCATGCGGTCTGTTTCTTGCGTTTGATACCGACTGTGCCACATGGAAGCCAGGATGTTTTTGACACCCTTTACCTCATGGGCAATATCTTCTAAACCCTTTCGGATTCCAAATGCGGCCATCGTGTCAAACGTTTTAAATAGATGCTAGTGTGTGGGAAAACATTTTGCATCACCATGGAAGATCAGGTTCCTTCCAGTACTCCTCCTCAGTTTTCTGAACTGAAGAACTCTCCAATCCCTGGGGGGATAACTCCTGAGCTTTTGGAGCAGATGAAAGCTCGTGCGCGGGAAGAAGCCATTCGGATGACCATTCTCCAACAGCAGGCTGCAGCTCAAGAGCAAGCGGAGTATCCCACTGGTCAACCAGAGGTTCCATCTAGGTTTCAGGTTCCAATGCAGCAACCTCAAGTCGTGTATGTCCGCCGGAACCTAACGGTTGCCGAACTAATTCTGGTTTTTGCTGTGTCCTGTGGTTTGGTCACAGGGCTTCAAGCCACCTGGAATTTTGCATCCAATAACTTACCGAGGATTGAAATTAAAGCTCGATAAGGTTGAACACACTGCGACTATAATTCATTTTATTGGGTTATGTGATTTAATAGGTGGCTAACAGACGGATATCCGAGCTACAAGAACTCGCAGGTCTCGACTTAGCCGATAACGACCTATTTACGGTTGTAGATACCGGCGAAGTTGACCCTGCGATTAAGAATAAGAAGCTAACAATATCCGGAACCAAGGCATATCTCAACGTTTATTACCTGCCCAGAACCGGCGGTACAATCAGTGGTTCTATCGATGTTCAAGAGAATGTCACGATCGCCAGTGGCCTGACGGTTCTTGGCGCCACATCTTTAAATACTCTTGTTGTTAGTGGTGGTGTAACGTTCATCAACCTAACGGTTCAAAACAATTTAACTGTCAGTGGCAATATCAGCGGTAACACAATTACCGGTAACTCGGCAAATTTCAGTACCGTCACAGGTCTGTCGGGTGTTTTTGCATCTCAGCTTTCCGGTGCCACAATCACTGGTAATACCGTCAATGCGACCAGTGGTGTTTTCCAGCAGGTCAATACTGTTAACGCTGTTGTTAATACCAATTTAAATGTCGGCAATATTCTTGCTGTTACAGGGGTTGCCACCTTCCAATCCAACGTTCGTGTCACTGGGACCTTAAGTGGCACAACCGTAACAGGGACAAACGCAAACTTTACCAACATCACTGGTAGTGGTATTGTCGGCACCACTCAAATCTCTGGTGCTGTCATCACAGGTGACACTGGATTATTTAGTCAACTATCCGGAATTTCCGGAGTGTTCACTTCCCAGTTATCTGGGGCGGTCATTACTGGTAATACAGGACGTTTTACTCAACTTACTGGAATCAGTGGTGTCTTCACTAGCCAAATTTCCGGCGCCACTATCACTGGAAACCTGGGGCAGTTTACCAACTTAACCGGTATTGCTGCAGGGTTTACCACTGTTACTGGTAGCACGATCACTGGTACTCAGATTCAAGCTGATAGTGCCAACTTCACGACCAGTCTGACAGGCGTCACGATTACCGGCACCACGGCCAACTTCCAGTCCGGTGTTTTCACAACCCGTGTTTCTGGCGCTACCGTCACGGGCAACACGATACTGGCAACTCAGCTCACAGGTGTTAGCGGCGTATTCACCAATCAGCTTTCGGGTGCTGTTATCACTGGTGATACAGCTAACTTCACCACGCTTAACGCAATAACTGCAACAGTTGAAACCGGAATTGTTAAGCAAAACATTACAGTTACAGGCAACATCAATACCAGCGGAACTCTGTCAGTTGCGCAGACAGCAACCATTGCCTCTGGGTTGACCGTTACCACTGGAACAATTTCTGGTGTCACCTTTACAGGCACAACAGCTCAGTTCACTCAGATTACCGGGATTAGCGGGGTATTCACCAGTAATTTGTCGGGTCAGACCATTACCGGAAACACGGTTAACGCAACGACCGGTAATTTCCAAACCTTAATCACTAGTGGTCATACCGTTCAAGGAAACTTGACCGTTAGTGGTAATCTTGCGGTCCTTGGGTCGGGTTCCTTTGCATCCGGCGTCACTGTTACAGGAACTCTGAGTGGCACGACAATAACAGGAACCACTGGCCAGTTCACTCAAATCACTGGAATCAGCGGAGTATTCACTACTCGAGTTTCCGGTGCGACAGTCACTGGCAACCTGATTCAAGGAACCAACATCACAGGGATTGCTGGTGGTTTTACCACACTGACTGGTACAACAGTCACAGGTACAACAGTTAATTTCCAATCAGGCGTCTTTACCACTCAGATCTCCGGTGCAGCGGTTACAGGAAACCTGGGGCAATTCACTAACCTTACCGGTATTGCTGGAGGGTTTACAACTTTAACTGGCACGACCGTTACTGGCACCACGGTTAATTTTCAATCTGGTGTTTTCACCACTCAAGTTTCCGGTGCCACAATCACTGGCAATGCAGGTCGATTTGGAACACTGACCGGTAATACAGCTGGATTTACCACAGTAACTGGCGCAACAATCACTGGTACTCAAATCCAAGGAGATAGCGCTAATTTCACGACCAGCATCACGGGTGCAACTGTTACTGGTACAAATGCAAACTTTGTTTCCGGTACTTACACAACACGCATTTCAGGCGCAACAATCACTGGTGATTTAGGCCAGTTTACCAACTTAACTGGTGTATCTGCTGGGTTTACAACGGTCACAGGTGCAACGGTAACTGGAACAACAGCAAACTTTGTCGCCGGTAACTTTACAACTTCCATAACAGGTACCACAATCACTGGGACAACTGCCAATTTTGTTGCCGGTAACTTTACGACCAGCCTCACCGGCACAACTATTACTGGTACGACGGCAAACTTCCAATCGGGAGTCTTTACTACTCAAATTTCGGGCGCCACAATCACCGGGAATAATATTGTCGCCACTTCTGGTCAGTTTGTATCTGTTTCTGGCGATACGTTTACCGCTGGCGGCGCCGTATTTGTCAGTGGTTCTGGTGATGTCCGCCCTCGTGGTTTGTTCTCATTCCCAACAACGGTTGGCACTGCGGGATTTGTTCTCTCCACAAACGGGAACGGAACCACCTCTTGGGTTGTTCAGAGCGGAGGTGGGGGTGGCGGCATCACAACAATTATGCAAAGCAAAATTGTTATTGATGTCAACTTTGGCCTAACCTCTGGATATAATGGATTGAGTCAGGGTCCTGTCGAGATTGCATCAGGATTTGCCGTGGATGTTCCAAGTGGATCTCTGTGGGCTGTCCTTGTGTAGAATTGATTTAACTTAGAAAGCAAGACAAAAGGGAAACGAAGATGCCTTACGGAACCCTAAAAGTTGATAATATCACTTACACAAACGGAGGGGTTGACGCAAGCACCTCTGTTAGTGGTCTTGTTCAAGGTCAGTTTCCAAATATCACAATTACTGGCACCATCTCCGGTGCAACCTTTACAGGTAATACGGCTAATTTCACAACAATTACGGCCGTTACTGGTATTTTTACTACTCAGGTTTCTGGTGCAACGGTAGCTGGGCCAACACACACAGGCACTACGGCCAATTTTCAATCTGGCGTATTCACAACCCAGGTTTCTGGTGCAACAGTTGCAGGCCCAACACATACGGGCACAACGGCAAATTTTGCAAGCGGAAACTTCACAGGTACCCTTTCTGGCACTACTGTCAGAGATACAGCAGGTAACGTTAGGGATATTCCCCAAGTTGTTCAGACAACTTCCTACACTCTTACTGCTGCAGATGCAGGAGATCATATTTTCACCACAGCCGGTGTCACGGTTCCTTCTGGTGTGTTTAGCGTTGGTCAGGCAGTGACTATCTACAACAATACCACTGGCACGATTACTATTACTCAAGGAACTAACGTTACTTTACGCCAAGCGGGTGCTTCTGGTACAGGTAATAGAACCTTGGCGCAACGTGGTTTAGCTACTGTATTATGTGTATCAGGGTCCGCAGGGACTGAATTTGTGATTGCAGGTAACATCACTTGATTAATTAATATGTCTCTTCTTCAAATCCTTTTAAGTGTCTCCCAGGATTCCGGAGGCGGTCAATTGGCAACCGGAGGAATTATTAGTGAATATACATCTGGCCCCACCAGATATAGAGCACATATATTTACATCAACTAGTCAATTTCAAGTTCTTGATTCTTCTCTCACTTCTGTTGAGTATTTAGTTGTCGCTGGCGGCGGCGGCGGCGGCCCTGCATCTGGAGATCAAGTTACAGGTGCAGGAGGTGGCGGTGCGGGTGGTTTCAGGACAAATGTACCGGGTCATCCTTTAGCAGGCTCGTCGTTCCCTGTTTCAACTTCCCCTGGTATTTACACCGTAAGTGTCGGAGGAGGAGGTGCAGGGAAACCTTTTAGTCCAGGAGCTCCTAGCTTTGGCGCAAGTGGGAGCTCTTCTGCATTTGGACCCATTTCGTCAGCAGGCGGCGGCGGAGGAGCAACAGCAGATGTTCCTCTACCTTCTTGGCCAACTGCAAACGGTGGATCAGGCGGCGGCGGCGGCGGTTCATCCAGCGCTGGCGTATTTGGTACAGGTAATACACCTCCAGTAACACCTCCACAAGGAAATTCAGGAGGTACTGGTATTCCATCATCACCTTTTGGTGGCGGTGGCGGTGGCGGTGCCGGTGGCTCAGGAACACCAGGTCCCGGTGGCGGCGGTGGCGGTGGTGGTTCGGCAGTTGCAATTGCTGATGCTTCTCCCGTTACTTACGCAGCCGGTGGACAAGGCTGGACTAGTCCTGGTAATAATCCAATTACAAGTGTTAATGCAGATCCTTTAACAGGCAATGGAGGACCTGGAGCTCAAAATGGAGCATCAGGAGGAGGAAATGGCGGCTCAGGAATTGTTGTAGTTCGCTATGCAATTTCTCCTTCTAGTAATACAGCAAAAGCCACTGGTGGCGCTATTAGCTTTTTTGGTGGTAAAACAATTCATACGTTTTATTCATCCGGAACTTTTACAATTACCAACCCCTCTTTAGCTTCTGTCGATTACTTAGTGGTTGCTGGTGGTGGCGGCGGTGGAGAAGGCGGCGGCGGTGCAGGCGGTTTTAGGACTGCTACAAGTTTTCCTGTGAGTCCTACCCCAGGTGTATTTACAGTTACTGTGGGAGCAGGTGGTGCAGGCTGGGTTACTCCAGGACCTGGAGGTACAAACGGAAGTAATTCTGTATTTAGTACGATCACCTCAGCTGGCGGCGGTGGCGGCGGGGCTCCGGGCACCTCTCCGGCAGGTACTGGAAGCCCAGGAGGCTCAGGTGGTGGTAACAGACGAGATGGACACGGTACGGGAGGAACTGGTAATTCACCCCCAACTTCACCACCTCAAGGCAATCCCGGTGGTACAACAGCTACTCCTATCTGGGCTGGTGGCGCTGGTGGCGGCGGCGCTGGTGGCGCTGGTACTGCAGGCACAGGTGGATCACCTAGTACTGAAAAAGGAGGAGATGGAGGCCCTGGGTCACCGTCTTCTATTTCTGGTACTGCTGTTATTTATGCAGGAGGCGGCGGTGGTTGTGCCGAAGGTCATGGTACTCCTACAACGGGTGTTGGAGGCCCTGGTGGAGGCGGTAATGGAAGTGTCAACACAGGACCTACGCCTAGAGACGCAACTTCCGCTACGCAAAACACAGGCGGTGGCGGCGGTGGTTGCGCAGTAACCGGTGCTCCAACGGCAAGAGCCGGTAACGGCGGAGCGGGTATTGTGATTATCGCTTACCCTTCATAGAATAAACAAAACAAAACGTAAGACCATGGCCCATTTTGCCGAACTGGACAGCAACAATATTGTTACCTCTGTGATTGTTGTTTCCAATCAAGAAACGCATGATACTAATGGTGTTGAAAACGAAGAATTAGGCATTGCTTATTGCAAGCGTTTGTTCGGTTTGAACACCAATTGGAAGCAAACGTCGTATAACGGAAATTTTCGGTTTCGCTACGCAGGCATTGGATACATTTATGATGAGGTACTTGACGCGTTTATCGCGCCTAAGCCATATCCTTCTTGGGTTCTTGATACCACAACTGCAGAGTGGAAGGCTCCTGTTCCCATGCCAGAATTAACCCCTGCGGAAATTGCTGCAGGTTATTACTACATTTGGGACGAAACCAATCAAAATTGGGAACTTCATGTCCCCAGCCCTCAAAATTAGGGTATGATGCACCAAGATTGACTCTTGGTGATGGCATTTCAAAGTATTTGGTACTTCACGGACATTCCTGAGAATGTCGTTGGTATCATTGAGCGGGATTTGGCTGAGAAATTTGATGATCAGATGGCAGATTCCAAGCTGCACGGAGATGCTTTAAATAAAGAAAAACGAAACTCTAAGAACGCCTGGGTGCCCACCACCAATTGGGTAGGGGGGTTTATTTGGCACTACATTGAGCGTGCTAACCGAGAAAACTTTCTTTACGACCTGCGTTGTATTGATGGAGAATCCATGCAATACACCAAATACGAGAAAGGAGAGTTTTATGGTTGGCACAACGATGCCGGTTTAGCCACCCAGTACAAACCAGTATCTGTAGGAAACCGAGCTGACGGCCTTGCTCAGGACTATCTAAACGAACGCGTTGAGATGGTTCGTAAACTTTCTTTTGTTCTTCAGCTGTCTGACCCAGACGATTATGAAGGAGGCAACCTTCAGCTTCTTGATGAAGCAGGTAAATCCTACATCGCACCACGTAAACGAGGTACCATAATTCTTTTTGATTCTCGTACCCAACATCGCGTATTGAAAGTACGCAAAGGCATTCGTAAGTCACTGGTGGGCTGGACAGTCGGCCCCCGCTGGAAGTGAGGTAAATCATGGATATCCATCAACTTGCAGTACAAGAGCGCACAAACACCGGAACTTCATGGACCCGCAATGAAACTTTTGACCGTGACGGTTATCTAGTTATTAAAAATCTTTGGGATCCAAAAGTGCTTTACCACCCGGTCCCAAAGGAACGAGGACAAATCAATTACTTTGGTAAAACTACAGATCAGTTTCAGCACAACCCAGTTGAAGCCCAGGTAGAGGGATCTCTTGCCCGTTACTGGCATCCTCAATATCGCGAAATCCACAGTCAGATCCGAATCAAGCTTGAAAAAGAATTGGGGCGTCCTCTGTACAATACTTATTACTACGACCGGTTTTACTTTCCTGGCCAAGAGCTGAAGATGCATGCTGATCGTGATGCATGCGAAATCTCCGTGACGGTCCACATCAGTACTAATCTTTCTGGTGGGGATGAAGAATGGCCAATCTGGATCAAAACACCTGATGTCTATTCAGACAAGAAAAAAGAAAACGTTCTTGTTCCCGGAGAAGATCGAAAGGTAATTTTAGAACCAGGTGATGGCATGGTCTACAAGGGTTGTGAACGTCCTCACTGGCGAGAAGCAATGCCTGGTGCCAACCGGAGTAAGAAACTTTTCGGAAAAGGAGAAGAGCTGTATTATCATCAAATCTTCTTCCACTACGTTCTGCAGGACGGGCAACGCGCACACTGTGCATTTGATGCGGCCAGGTAAAATAAGTAGATACGCTGTTAAGCGATGTCCATAAAACTGGTTGACGCAGCCGAACACTTTAAGAATCTGCCTCACCAAATAGAAGCATGGGAGTGGCTGCAAACAGCAGTTACTCCTGATGTTTTAGATCAGTTTGCAATTAAATATCGCAACGCACAAAAAGAAGAATTTTCCAATACATGGGCAGGAGTGTTGGCAGCTGCCAAGAAAGCAGGTGCAAAATTTCCGGAATGTGTTGCTGCTCAATGGGCACTCGAATCATCCTATGGGAAGCACACTGCATGTACTCACAATTACTTCGGTATTAAATCAAAAGACGGCGAAGGTTGTTTTGTCGAAACCAAGGAAGTTGTTGGTGGAAAAGAAGTAACAATCAAAGATTGGTTTAAGCGTTTTCCAGATTTGTATTCCTGTATTAAATATCTGGTTGACCGCTGGTACAAAGATTTCAATAACTACAAAGGCGTGAATAGAGCTACCAGCAGGAACGAATGTGCCCAGCTGCTTGAAAAAGAAGGTTACGCCACCGATCCTTTGTACAGTACAAAATTAATCCAGATCATGGATCGAGAGTTAAAAGTTCCCGACTCCAATCAACCAGGTGTTGTCCTTGAAAAAATACTGCCTGTTCCTTATGAATATCAGCTGGATAATCAATCTGGTACTGGATATCGGGAGTGTTTTTCATCAACCTGTGCCATGATCTGCCGGTATTACGGCAAGGTCAAAAATGATGATGAGTACAACAAGATTCGTGCGAAGTACGGTGACACCACCAACCGCAACGCTCAGCTCCAGGCCATCAGAGAGCTGGGACTTAATGCCAGGTTTATCACCAATGGGAATAGCGCATTACTAGAAAACGAAATTCGCAACGGCAGACCTGTAGCTGTTGGCTGGCTTCACAAAGGAACAGCAAGTTATCCCACAGGTGGTGGGCACTGGACCTGCTGCATTGGATTTACACCAGATTCCTTTGTCTTCCACGATCCCAACGGGGAAGCTGATATGGTAAATGGCGGTTATGTCAGTCATGACCGCAAAGCAGGTACTGCAGTTAAGTACAGCAAGAAAAATTGGTTACGGCGTTGGGAATGCGACGGAAAAAACACAGGCTGGGCAATTCTGGTAAGCAAGTGAAGAACTATAAAGAACCGTGTATACGGGTCAATATCTGCTGGGAACTTGGAGAAGAAAGAAAATGCGTCACCCTTGATAAGAGCGACGCATATAAAACCCGTGAATGGGTTGAGAATAATGATGGGGTTGTGTACTGGTTTCAGGCGTTGCCTGATTGATCAGCGTTGCTTAGCGCGGCCAATCACCAGGCCACCGATTTCAATAATGCGATACAGCTTGCGAACCAGCGCGTCATCCTTGGGTGTAGGAGTCAAGGCGCAGATTGCAGAACAAGCGGCATGGATGGCAAGGGCCACTTCCAGGTATTCGTTGAGTTTGTGCATGGGTATATCCCGTTTCCTTTATTCTATGTCGTGTGGTTTATAGATATAGAAAGATTTCGTTTCTTCGTCAATTGAATACAAAAGATTTGGGTGATGACGGTTAATCCATTTTTTCCAAATAATCATCTGCCGTTTTGCCTCTGCAGATTCGCAGTAGAACATCACCATATCCCCTGGTGGAATGACTTCCAACCATGCGTACAGTTGCCTAAGAGCAATGGCATGACCGGAGTTTCCTCCCAAACCAGTCAAATTGTTATCTAATTTTTGAACGCGCTTTCTCTTGGTTTTGCGCATCAACCAATCGTTAATCTGTCGCCGGCTTTTGCCCACGGCTAAACTGGCCATCCACGCGTAGTTTTTCCCAATACGAATCCATGGAATCAAGCGGGTCACCACTATCGCCTGGTTCTTTAGACGCAGTGTTGTTACTAACTTTTTTCTTTTGATTCTTCTGCATTTTTTCTTTTTAACCAAGGAAGAAAAACTCAGCTGTCGTAAATCCGACACTGGACTGCACCAGGATTTTCTTCACAATAGCGACGGAATTTCTCCGTTGGCGTGTCGCTGTAAATCTCGCAACGCTTGAAAAGCTTGCAAATAATCCAGTTATAAAAACCCATCATGGTCTGTTAGTTAACGCAACAAAGATTTCTGGGAACTTTTCGTCTGGATGATGTTGTTTACTCCAAGCATTTTTCCATTCTGACAGGGTATGGTCGTGTACGGTATTGCTAAATTCAGGATCTCCAAACTCAAGTAAGAAGAAGTTGTCATCAGTCAAAGCAGGGCCACTTCCCTGGGGACTGCCAATCAACCACTCAGAACCATCCAAAACTGTTACTGTTACGCCAGAGTTAATAGCACACTCCGTGTCAGTAAAACCGTTTGGCTTCCCTGGAACTGTAGAAATACTGGTATCAACTGTGATTGGAGAGTTGTATGTGACGGTTGTAACGTCATCAATTGTTGTTTCTTGGAGATAAAGGGTGAAATCTTCCAGGGCAAGCAGATATTCAACTTCAGCAAATTCAACAATTACGCCAACGTTGTAATCAAGACGTTCATTACGTGTAGTAGAGATACATAAAAGGTAATTTCCAGCTTGCAGTGGGTAATATCGATCATCTCCACGATCCAGTCGCAGACGTGAGTAGGTATTGTATAGATCCGACTGGGTACTCATTGTGGTATCCAGATACGGGAAGTAAGCCTCACCCGTTGTCAGGCTTGTACCAGCACGAATGGAGTCTTCTTGAAAAATTGGCAGACCAACAATCGGTGTGTGATTGAGGTCATACATTGATGTTTGAATGTAGTTAGGACGTGGGCCGTCCTTAACCACAAGGATCCAGCCTGGTTCTGTTAAGTTGATTTGAAACCAGTGGTTATAGGTACCACCGCCGTAGCCATTCAGTCCAACCTGGTTCAAAGGTCCAAGAGTACCCCTCAAATAACGCAACGACAGCTGCGAGAAATACCCCAGATCCAAGGGGTTTTCTTTTGTTCGCTGCCGTTGGTTAGTTTGATTTGAATTCCTAGACACTTCTATACAACTACCTTTTCACTCATTGTACTCGGGGCGATCTTTCACATATTCAGGATGTGTGATCACATTCTTATACTCTTTCTCAATCACTGCTCTAATTCCAGACTCACGTTGAGATTGACGGTTGAAGAGCATTAGTTTCTCCGCTTTGAAGTCCACTTCCAATGGGGTCACGCTCGCGGGCGGATAAGTCCGGTTAAAGCTGGACACCATATGCAAGGGATTGGCACACGTCTGATTACTACACAACCGCGTCACCACCAAATTCCCTACGTCCCCCCACGCGCACTGGTAGATCGCCTTGTGGATATTCACGTTTTCTGATTTGTTCCTGCTGTACCCCGATCTGTAGGACGGAAGGCACACCCTTTTGGGAGTCGTGCCACCGGGAGCCTCCATCTCCCAGCAGTCCTCAGGGAAGCCAATGGTGATTTTTTTCCAGAGCTTGGCGTATTTGTGCTTGTAATCAGGGTGCAAATAGTTGATATCGAAGCCACAGACGTTGCTCAAAATCTTCTTCGCACACTCGTAACACCAGTGTCCTTCTGAGTCTCGAATGAGATGACCGTGAGGGCAAGTGAAGCCCCGGTAGTAGCCCAGCTCATTAAGCCGCTCCTCCTCCAGCGCCTCGATACCGCCTACATGACGGAAGTTGGGCTGCCCAAACTCCTTCTCGATCTGCTGGAGCTTTTTCACCACGCTTGCCACGGGAGACCCACCGGTAACTCATGACATTATAAGGGGCCGTTTTGTACGGGTCCACTGCAGACTTGCAGACTTTGACCCCATTTTTATCTTTATATAAGCTACATAACACTGCTGACCCCTAAAGTGTAATGTACGTCGCGTAAGGGTTAAAACACCCCCAAAGTCTGCATCTCTGCACCGACATTCGAGTCTCAGACTGGGATTTTGATACACCTGTACTTTCGTGCCGCACCAACGCACAAAAAAGACCCCCGCCGAAGCGGAGGCCCTCGTCCCACAGGAGTTCACCCGCGACATCTTATGCCGGCACCAGCTCCTGCTCCTTCTTCTTCGCTTTCTTTTTAGGTGTCACCAGCGCCTCAGCCTCGATCACAGGGTTGAGCACCTCCTGGAACACCCCATCGAATTGAGCAGCGATGGTGGTCCATGCAAACTGCTCGTCAGTCGCCCGCAGGTAACAGAGTTCGGCAACGGCATCGAGCTTCTCGCGGTCCTCGTACAGTTCGTTGAGGATCTCCGTCATGTGCTTGGCGGAGGGGCAGGGCATCTCGCGGGCAAAGTTGGTGTCCACATCAACGTGGTCACAGCGGATCAGCTTGCCGTAGCCCTCGAAGATCTCCTTGCAGGACGTATGATCCGGCACCACCTGTGCCACACGGCAGGCAGCGTGCTCGAAGTTCACCAGCCCCCAGCCCTCACCCTTGCAGGTATTGACACCCACATCGGCAGCCTGGTAGATGGTCTCCAGCATGTCCACGGGTACGGACGGCGGGTTAGGCGTATTGGCGGTCATGATGATGCGACCGTTGGGATCGAGCCCACGCTTCTGCATTTCACGAGCGAATACGGCCATCACATCCCAGCCCTGGTCCTTGGTACCCATGTGCAGGTACAGGTGAGCATCCGGCTTATCGACCGCGAAATCAGCGAAGGCATCAATGGTGATGTCGATCCGTTTGCGGAACTGGTTCCTGTTGCCGTTGAAGACAATGAATGCGTCCTCCTTAATTCCCAGCCGCTTACGTGCAGCAATCTTGTCACCAGGCTTGAACTGCCCTGGGGTCACACCATGGGGGATAACGGTAATGGGCTTCTGGACCCCACCTTTAATAAATTCGTGCGCCCCGAATTCCGTGTAGGACACCACTGCGTCCCAGTTGTTGGCAGTATCGGAGAGGGCGCCCACCCAGTTGTAGGAGTCCATGGGCATGTAGCCCACGAACTTAAAGCCCAGCTGCTGGTGCAGATCAGCGATCTGTGCGTACTGGGTATTGATAATCCAGCAGTCGTTAATTGTGAAGATGATGTCGGGCTTTTCGATCTGCACAATTTCCCGCATCCGCTCTTCACCAAAGGGAGCCTGCTGGAATCGGTTGGATGCCGGATAGATCTTGTATTCGTTTTGCAGGGGATCCGGATCACCGTGCCAGTTGCAACCCAAGATCACAATTTCATATTTATCTTTCAGCTGCTCAATGACGTTATGCGTTACACGCGCAAAACCGGTGGTGGCAATTACGTCACCGACCCACAGAAGCTTTGGTTTTTTTGTCACAGAAAATCGGATTATTCTCGATTTACTATACACAAACTGACGGAGTAATAGAACGGGTTAATTCCCGCTCCTCCGAAATTTTGGCCTTGAGTTTGTACTTCAAGAACTCAGCAGCCTTATGCGTGTTGGTCGTGTCCCCGCAGGTGTAGAGATCGATGGCGGCATAGCCCATCTCCGGCCAAGTATGAATTGATGCGTGAGATTCAGCCAGAAGTGCCAGTAAAGTCACACCTTGTGGCTCGAATTTCTCACCAAAAATCCGAAGTATCGTGGCCTTGGACATCAGGAGGGCAGCTTCCAGCCACTCCTCCAACAGATCAAAATTATCTAATGCCTCTGGATCGCAGTCATACAGGTCCAGAATTAGGTGCCGCCCATTAGACATCTGTAATTTCTAGTTCATCTTCCATTGTCGCATCAACATTTGCATCTAGCTTCATTCCATAAAACTCTTTGTACTTTTCCTTATCTGACGACACTTCAACAATGGACGGCCAGTCTTCATATTTCGGGCTGGACTCCCTGACGGCAACGTTCACGACCCGCATACCCCTGGTATTTCGCATGGGGAAGACATCAATCTTGAGCTGGTGCTTGCATACGTCAATGAACAGGGGCTCAAATCGGTTGCGCGACATGATGCCGACATTGCACTGACGGCAGAACTCGGCGTAGCTGGCGTACAACCACTTGTCCTGATTGGCGTAGATATGGGACGAACCCATCGGTGCGTTCTTCGTAAAGCCAACAGCAGAGCTGATACCTGGATCGAAGATGATCTTGTGCTCCATCCAGTCCAACAGGGGATTAGACCTGAGGTTCTGCATCTTCTCGTACTTCTTGAAGAACTTGACCTTCTTGGAAGTTTCCATCAGGTACTCCCGCATCTCTTCTTCGCTCATATCCAGGAGCCAGTTCACCAGGCCCGGCAGCAGTGGCGAAAACACACCCTGGGGCTCACCCTTGGAATTGAACTTAATCAATTCTTTTTGTTCATTCGGCCCACCAGTGAAGGGGCGGTCGAACGGAATAGTGAGGCGACGACGGGCCAGACCAGAGGTGTAGTCAGTGGATTGGATAGCTTCGTTGGCGGTGATCATCACCACCCCGTGGTATTGGAATGGGTCAAGACCTTCGCCCTGATACTTGCGTTCGCTACGGATCCAGTCGTTACCAGTGATGGCTTTCAGGCGAGAGACCGAACCACCCCAGCGGTCGGCATCCTGGAACAGTAAAAGTTTTTTGCCCATGTAGGCAGCCGCTTCAAAGCGGTTCTTCTCCATGTTCTCGAAGTCCGTGGAGTAAGTATTGCTTTTACCCACCAATGCCACAGCCAGGTTTGCGTAAGTTGATTTACCCGACTTACCAGGGCCGACAATCTCCACAAACTTCTGGATCTCGTAGCGCCCGAGCAGTGTTGCCCGCAGCCATGCCCGCAAAACTTGAGTGCGTTCCCAGCTGTCGTGCTGGGTACTCTTCAGCCACTTAACAATTTCTTCACAGGTGGCAGCTGGATCGTAGGGGTACGGCATCTGCTGAACCAGGTGCATCTCCCGGTTAAACGGAAGCAGCTCCCTGGTCTGAACATTCAACACACCATTGGTGAACAGGAGCAGTTCAGTGCCGTCATACCATTCCTCAACGGCAAGTACCGACTGCAGTTGGGTGCAGACATCGTTCATCAGGTTGGTGCTGAAGCCGTTCGGAAGGAAGTCGCCAAGCAGTTGCAGTTTGTTACGGATGTCACCGAGGATTTCGATCTTGGTTAAAGGGGACCACAGACCACGGGCCTCTTTCTGGTACAGGAAGAACTGGCCATGCGGTTGACTAAAAAGCAGATCCCCCTTATACAAGTCCAACACCACGTCCGTAACTACGTTCGATGAAGGGTTTCTGGTCCGTTGGTCTTTTCCTTGTTTCTCTGCAGGCGCCTGCGCTTGCCTTACCTTCCACACGGGTTCAGCTTGAACTTGACCTTTGGTTTCTACCAGAGCTTCCGGTGCCATTTGTAGATCCTCTTCTAATTCAGCAAGCAATTTGGAGACGTGCTCTAGCGTGTCATCGTCAACGTTCATCGCACGATGTTCTTGAGAAGGCTTCCAGCCATGCTCCTGTGCGATATGAATCAAAGAACCAAGGCCCCGACCACCGTTTTTAGAGAAGGAACGCCAACGCCTGTGGCACTCACCTTCCCGATATTTTTCTGACTGCTTAGACCACTCATCCCAGTTATCAAGCAGGGATTCATCCAAGCTGTGGAGCGTCTGGCCAATCGTAATCCAGATGTCGTAGTCATCCGCAGCTTCCGGCGGCAGTGCCCACATGGCTTCCGTCGCCAGTTTCATGTCCCGCTCTAAGGACACCTCTGCGTTAATTGCAAAACCCGGACCCACAATCCGAGTGCGTTCCTTGGCCGGTGTCCCCTGGCGAACGTTTTTATTGATGATGGCGTTCAGCAGCCATTCCGGGAATTCAGGCAGATCATCAACCCATTCAAAGCCCTGGCCTTCTGCAGTGAAGTAGCCTTCAGTCTCAGGGTGCAGACCCATGAGAACACCCTGGTGCCGTTGCCACAGGATCTCAAGCTTTTCTTTATCTGCTTCCGCGTGCCAGGTGTACTTGTTCCGTACGAAATGCTTGTGTTTATCGCGGCTGAGTTTATAGAGCTTCCGTTCGCGGCCAATCTTGCCGCTCATGATTGTTAAGGTTGGCGGCAGCGCCTGTAACAAAGGCAGATCCGAGATTCCTTCCACCAGCTGGTAGACGCTTGGACCATCGATGTCGACCCAGACCAGGCCATAGGGATGGTTGTAGACAGGACCACCGAGCAGACCGATGGCACGGCAGTTACCGGCTACAATTTCCTCCTCGATTTCACGGACGCTAAAAGGCTTGTTCTGCCAGCCGTTGACGTACGGATCCTTCTTGGCACCCAGGGGGGTGAGAGGCCAATCAATGGGGATATAGCTGAGATTGACTTCCCCTGGACGGAGGGCCTGCTGGTTTCGGCTGGTCATACTTTACTTTCTTCTTTGAGTTCTACTCTAAAGTTCCGCTCCGGAAATGATGCGTCCTTAACCAAGTTGTAGGCATGGAGGTGCATCGGGGTGGGCAGACAAAAACAATCCCCATCCACCGCAGTATTCATGCGGATCTGGAGAGTATTTATCCACTCACCGACAGAAATGTAAATTTCCATCGGAGGGCTGAGTTGGGTGTCTCCTTATCCTACGGCGACCAATCCGGAAGACCCTTAGAACTTTTTAGAGATTACTTGGACTCATTAGACTCATCCAGGGTCCACGCAGTCATTCAATTGCCTCCAGTGCCGCCTCAATCTTGTGCAACATCTTGTCCATGTACGGCTGCCAGAAGCTGTAGCCCCACTTCTCTCCGTAGGGGATGTAGATGCGCCTGGCCGAAAGAAAGCCAAGGATTAATTCCAGTTCTTCTCGCGTGAGATTCACTTTGATATCAGCAGTTTCTGCGTCCATCAGATGAGATCAGGATCGTAAACATTACAATTCTCAACCTGCTCATAGTATTCAGCAACAATCTTGTACCAGTCTTCATGCAAAATATCGAGGAAGCGCCTGGAGATCTTGAAGACTTGAGTGCGGACAGGTGTTGAAACCAAGATGGCTGCCTGCTGGACCCTCATGCCCAAAGTCTGCTGAATAGCAATGTCGTACGCCGCCAGTTGCTTGCAGGTTTTCTTGAATTTCATGTGACCACCCAAAAGATCTCGCCATTCCGGCGAACCCTTATCCAGATCCTTAGGCCACTTACGACTGTAGGGTTTGACGCTGGTCTTTAGGTCAGCAAGCGTGAGTTTGTTATTAGCGACACCAATGATGTCAGGAGCACCAGCCCAAGCACGTCCTTCTCCGTCACAACCCCAAACGCGAGCAACATCATCAGCACCAATAGTGAACTTAAATTTATCCAGAACAGGGGACTCGGCCCAAAGGACTTCCTCAAACTGATCCAAGATTGGCGGCATACCCGACCAAAAGTCCTGATAATCGTCTGGTATTTCTGGAGTTTTGTTCCCTTTGAGGTACTGCTCCATCCCATAGTGGATGGCAGTTCCCCGTTCCGCAGCAGCTTCTTTAACACCTGGATTTGCTTTCGACCACATTTCCAGCTTCCGTTTGTTTGCTTCGGAAGCCGTTTCACTGATGATAGTAGTTACGGACGGCGCAGGTCCAGTGGGTAACGGAGTTGTGTAATGCCGCTTTCCGTTAAGCGTAATCCTGGCTGCGGTCCGGTTCAGGTCCCGCATCATCTCTGGTTGCTCATCCTTGGCTTGAATCCAAGGATCGGATGTATTAACTTTAGCAACCATTGAAGGTTTTGTATATTATTGTCAGCTTACCTAGGTTGTCAACGAACCGCGAATGAAAGACTTCACCTGCGCGATAATGACGATTTTGGGCGCTATTCTTGTGATTGTAGGCATTGATGCCTACCTCCTTTTCTCAGGCAACCTCCTGCAGTAATGAACAAAATCCTGTTAGGTATTCAAGGTTACGCGGCTTGTTTGGGCTGGATGTTTTCCGCACTGTTCACCTGGATACTGGAAGAGTGTCCTGACTTAAAATTTTGGAAGTGGCATACAGACATTGATGATCATCTGTGGTACGCCGAGCGGGTGAACGGTCGTATCGCAATGTTGGTCTTAAGTGTCGTACTCCTATACGAATTCACAACTCATACCAGCATTTGGAGCCTGATCGATGGCATCAAATCTCACACGGTTCTACCTTGATTTTGACGAGGAGTGCCGCACTGGCTGCCTGAATGGCAAAGCCTTTGAAGATGTTGAAACAATTGACGCAGACAAATACGAGAAACGTTTACAAGACCAAGAAATCTCTTATATTCGGGTAGATCTGTAGATTATTCATGACTGGCAAGCGCATTGCAGTGCTCACACTGTGGCGGGATAGTAGTGAAATCATTAGTCACGCGCTTGCCCAATACGAGTGGATGGAGAACGAACTGATCCCCAAGGGGTATCGCTTCATCTACGCCTTCCTGGAGAACGATTCCCAGGACATGACGGGCGGAATCCTGTTGCGTTGGATGGATGATCGCAAGGGATTCCTGATGTCCGAGAAGACCGGATCCCGTAAGTGGGGCAGCGTCCAGTCCACAGAACGCACCAAGTGGCTGGCCCGTTACCGAAACGTGTGCCTAAGCTCGCTGGACTTCTGGGCATTTGATTACCTGCTCGTTGTCGACAGCGACGTGCATTACCGACCTGACCTGATCGAAACGATGGTCATGGAGCTGGAAAACGACCCAACCCTGGGGATGATTACCCCGAATACGGTGCAAGATGT